AGCTTTTGAATAGTAAAATCCTGGTATTTTATTAAACACCCTATCTGGGTCTCTAGAAATAGAACTATAGTTTATTGCTACTACAGGTAGTTTTAAAGAACCTGCTTTGTTAACTATATCATGGATTGCTCTTTCTTTGGGACCATAATAAAAGGAGCATTTAATTTGATCAACAACATCCTTGTTCTTATTATAACGGTTTATAACAATACTATTAAAGGCAGTAATAAACTGCCTTATCATATCTTTTAGCTCAAAACCATAGTATTGGTTTTTCATTGTAAATATTTATTAAACAAACCGGTCTATAAAATACTCTGGCAGCAGATTCCGGTACTCAGGTATTAATTTTCTTATACCAACAGCATCTAAAACATACGTAACACTTGCATCATCTTCAGTTCTAGTACATCTACCACATTGCTGAATAAATGTAGTAAACATCTTATTAGTATACCATTTATTATTATTCTTCGACATCTCTTTAATACGTACATCTCCTAAATCTGGCCATGGACACTTTAACACAATACAAAATCGAGCTGCCGAACCTTTTAAATCAACTCCGAAATTCATAGACGGGCTTGCTAATACAGTAGGGTCATCTGTCTGCAAATGCTCATTTAATATATCAACATTATCTTTACTACCTCTAATTCTATATAGCACCCTGTCATTTTTTAATTTCTCTTTAAGCATCTTAGTAATGTTGTTAGATTGAGTATGTATCAATCCTTTATCATCTTTATGCTCTTGTAATATCTCTTTAACACAATCTACTACTTTAGGAAAATTATATTCTAAATTCTTTTTATTTAACTGAAAGTTACCAAACAATATAGGAGATTTTCTCGGATCAAACGAAGAAGGTAAATCAATATACTTATAATCATTTTGCTGTATACCTAAATTTCTCATCACTTGTTTATAATCTACAAATGTAGCAGACATAAGGATTACATTATCTGCATATTTAAATATATGTTGAGCGAGGGAATCAATCTTCTTTGGTATTAGTTGTATGTATAACTTATTACGTATAGTAGCTTTGTTGATAATATATTCTGACTGATGCCATGTTTCAATTACTAAAGATAAATCTCCTTTAAGATCAGATATAAACTTATGCTCTCTTTTTACATCATCTCCTAATGTAGAAGAATGTTTATCGAACATACGAAGTAATTCTATATACCTATCTTCTAACTCAGTTTTTAAATTTAATAACTGTTTGTAGAACGCAGTGGAACTTTTTGTATAAGATAATCTAAAACCATACTTAACAAGGCGACCAATTTCAATACCACAACTAAACCGACTCACAATGACATTTTCTAACTCTGAAGCCTCATCACAAACTATTAATTGTCTATTCTTTAAATGATTTGGTTTATGGAAAAAACTAGAATAATTTTCTACACTTATTTTAGATGCAATAGATTCATTTCTCGCTTCATAATAATCACAGCGATTACAATCCCAACATTCCTTTTTTAACTTACTACTAACAATACATGGTGCTTGATCTGCTGCGCTTCTATCATCAAGATTGCAAACATATGTACTTTTACCTTTAAGGGTTTTTATATCTTCAAAATCTCTAGTGTATTGATCTTGAAGTGCTTTAGTAGTTGTTAATATAGAAGTACCATATCTCTTACTCGAAAAATCATCCGCATACTCATACGTTAATTTACCATTGTCCCAGTTAGTTTCAAATGCAGTATAATTTTTTACTAACTTAGTAAGTCGTGATGGAGGTTTATTAAGACCGTTTGCAATAGTCTTAGCTATAAAGCTCTTACCACAGCCTGTAGGCCCTTGAACAACTATAAACTTATAATCCTTTAATGCATTTTCAATATTAGGAATAGCATATCGTTGACTAGAAGAAGGTCGATAATTTTTAGGGAAGTTTTTTATACCCATACAACTATTATAGTTGTTCTATAGAGAGAAGCAAGTCGCAATATTTATTACGATGATTAGTTATCATTCTATTTACTTTTGGTTTCCATAGAACATCTTCTCTATGAATATTAGTCAGAGTGTAGTCGAAATAAATTACGCCTTTCTCTTTAAGGACATTAAACGGATATAATATTTCTATCTTTTTACCTGTAGTAAATAATATTTTGATATTAAAGTCTTTAATATCAAATATCTGGATTTGACCAGCACCTAAAATTCTTTTCTTAGAGGTTATCTTTACCGTACTAAGTAACAGACTCTTTAAGGTATTTTCTACAAGTTCGTATGTCATGTATTCATAAACGCCATTTTCTCTCCTGCAGACATAGGGGCAATTTTCTCATTTAAATAAGACCAAAATGTATCATCAGCGTCAAGAGTGCTTATAAGATCAACAGTATCACAGTTGATTGTTCTAAAACCTTGCATTAATATATCCCATGTAATAATTAAATTTTCTTGATTAGGATTATATGCTGGAGCTTGTCTAGGTGGCTGATAATTTAAAACTGTTCTACCTTCAACTGAATTAAGCAACTGTACATTATTTGTACATAACATTCTTCGAGAGGCAGGTCTACCTGGTTTTGGATTACGGCGCGCGAACTTTACTTCACACACCTTACTCAAAAGCATAGTTTTTAAATTACTCAGCCCTACTATCATCTCGTTCTAGTTCTTCACAAATACCAAAAAACCTATCCTCATTTAAAAACAAACAATTTCTAAGAGAAGAATCAAACCCAGTAACAGATAAATTATCAACTTTAATTCCTTTGTCATCTGGGAAGCAGACAATATCGCCAGGTTTTGCGAATTGACATTTAGGCCCTGCTAAAATAACTCGAGCCATTCTCCACGTACGCTTAACATGAGCAAGAGGAATATAAACACTTCCTCGTTTTACTGCATTACCAGACTCATCTAGATCTACATACTGGGCTAAGACTATATCATCCATTACTTGGCTTAGCTTATACCCATGTAAGCTAAAACAATCTGTATCTTGATATGTATCTAGATCAACAAGACCTTTTTTGACAGAATGGTCAAACGCGTCTCGTTGACTGTCAGTTAGATCCATTTTATCTAACGCAGCATCATATTTCTTCTGTTGACTACTGTTCATATTTGTTAATATTTACGCCAAAGTTTTCCGAATACAATTGTATTTCTCTTCGTGAAAGTTCATACAAATCTGCAGTTCGTTCAAAACTTTTTTTGTCTTTCTTTTTCTTTTTCACATACCTAATAAACTTACGTTTAGTTTTAGGTATTAAATTGAATAATAAATTATAATGTAACTCATTATTATAGGCGAGACCATGCTTGTTAACTGTATTGTTAATTAGCAAAGTACATTCTTTATTAATAAATGTAATATACCTATTAGTAATATAAGCTGAGTATAATTGAGAGTCAGCAATATTAATATCAATCGAATTTCTATCGAAAGCGATATTATTTACAAAATCAAAAAAACTATTTACATTTCCTTTCGGCATCCTGATTGTTGCCATCTTATATGGCTATCTTTTATAATTTTTTTTGTACAAGTCTTAGACAACCAACCATCTATAATAACTTTCTTATCTTCTAACTCTTTATAATGAGTAAAAAAGTTTAAAGTTTTACTCACCCAATGCGCTTCAAGATCTTTTATAGATCTGTATCGTTTAATATGGCTAGTTGGAACACAAACTACTTTATAATCTTTATCTCCGTTATCAGTCATGTCCACAGTCGCGACTGGCGTTACTTCAACTAGAGCTCCAGAAATAATAGGTGTATTATTATAAACGATGACGTCTAACGGGTCATCATCAAGAGCTAACGTTTGAGGTATGAAGCCATATGAACCTGGATAGTTCATTGAACTATATAAGCTACGATTGAGCTTAATTATATCTAACTCCTCATCATATTCATATTTTGTGCTTGTACCTTTTGGTATTTCAATAATACAATTGATAATACATGGAAAATTTTCCCCAATTGGTATTCGATTTACTAAATTCATTTTCTCTACAACCCCCTATACTAATTTTATCTTAATTTTGCGAAAAAAAATTGGACCATGAACTCGACCCTTCTCAAAAAAAATCCTTAAAGGGAAATCCCGCGAGTTTTGCGAAAAAAATTTGATTATAGGGTTGAGTCTCATAGGGTCAGCTTTGTAGTTGCGATAAATGCGTCATCCACCATAGAATAGTAGGTATCTACCACTAATTTCATGAATTCTTCCACTTGATTATCAGTTAAATTTGTGGAATATGCAAAAACAGGAGCATTTCTTCCAGCAACAACGTTAATTGCAGTATGACCAATAGCGACATTGTCTTTCGAATACGTAATACTAACACTACACTTACCTTTTGGTTGAATAACTCCGTTCTGTTCAAACTCTTTATGTACAATTAAGTCGTCTCCATCTACTTCGATTGGAGCTTGTAAGTATTTTGTTGACAACAAGTTAGCAATTTGCGTGTTAAGTAATCTTTGAAAGAATACAGCACCGAGTGGACATAAATTAGGCAACTCCCAGCAAAAATTAATAGCATCATCAGAGTAAATAAAATCATTATTAAGAAGGTCTTCATTATCAATCATTCCCTCAGTTTCAACTTTCATCGGCGCACGAAACGCAACAATATTTCCAATCGGGAGGGTTTTTTTCCGAAAGTATTTATAAGCAAACCTACCGTGAATTAAATTACCATCATACAGTTCGATGTCTCGTAAGATCATACAAATATAATAACATATCTACAAAATTAATCAACTCACTTTACCGTTGCGTTGGTTTCTAGTTTTGTATTTTTTTATTACGGGTTGTTCTTCATCAATTTGACTATCAAATATAGTTTTCTTAGCTAAGAATGGGAACATTACATATGAATTATAATATCGTCTAGAAAATAATGACGAGCTAAAACAAGAAATAGCTCCATCAGCAGCTACTTGAATCGGTATAGAGCCAGCGAGAAGTTGCTTTGCAGAGCGCGCAGTGAGAGCATAACATACCGCACCACCAAACTCTTTATAACCGGTATAAAAATATTTGTTTACTTGTTTACGAAATTTAGCTAATGGGTTGTCAAAATCATGCCAAGAATGATAATGAATTATATCCCAATCCTTCGGTATATGATCTTTCCAATCTAACACATTATAAAGTATATCTTTATCAAAAACAATATCGTCTTCTACTACTAAAAAATTTTTACAACCATCGGCAAGAGCTGTTTTGTATGCCTTTAAATGACCGTATGAGCATGAAATCTCTCCTAAAGAAACTGGTAAATGATTTTGCTCAGGTGTAGTACATGTTTTACATTTTCGTAACACCCATTCTGATCTTAAGAATTTAAACCTAGGGGTTTTATTATGATAAAAATTTTGAGGTGAAATACTTCTCACAAACTTATAATTTTGTATACCTAAGCTAGCAAACGATTTTTCAATATACTCCCGACGTAGTGGGTCTCTACCCCACACAACATATATTTTATCAAACAAAAAATCTATACCAATACTATCAATACTATCAAAATTAATTATAGATGTTGCTGCAGGTTTTAAGAACATACTTTTATTGTTTCATATATTTTTTCAGTATCTATACAGGGAGGTAAACAATCGTGTTCAAGATGAGAAGTAAGAGAAGGTATAGGGGAATAACACTTATTAGATATATACATTAAATTAATAATGTGGTCATAAAAAGTAGTCTTATTTATATTAGTAAATATACTATAATTTTTATCAAACATTTTTTTAGTGAACGCAATAGTATATGTTGTACTGTTTATTGATCGCCAATGCCGCTGTCTCACCCCCATTGGGAAGCTTTTAGAAATTATTATATCTGTAGGCTTATCGTTATCAGGTTCATATAAGTTCGGGTAATCCACTGGGTGACAAAAATAATCTGGATACTGGGTAAGAAAATCTTTTATATAAACTAAGCAATTATTATAGTGTAAGTAATCATCTTCACACAGATATATTAAATCATTTTCATTTGTTATATTATTAATAATATAGAGAACACATTCGTTGTTAATTTTTACAGCACTCTGATGATTAAATTGTAAAATTTTATAATTAGTTTTGTATTGAGTACATAACGTCTCTATAATATTATCTGAATCATTTCCATCTAAAAAGAAAATTATATTATCTCGGTCTGACATCTGCTTGAGTAATGAAGTCAAGCATGTTGTAACAATATCAGAAATGTTATTTACAATAGGTCGAGTAGGTGGAGACCATTCATCGTCTCTCTCTTCTCTAAAACATATCTTGTATAATATTGTCATACATTAGTCAGTTCGAGAAATAATTTTTTAGAATTTTGTTCCATTAAATGTTTGAAGAACTTACGTACTAATTCTGGTTTATGATTCTCTAAATGTTTTTTATAATTGAATACTTCTTTGTTTAAATTATTTTGCACAACTTGCCATCCAAATTGATGAGGGTAAAAATTATCTCTAAGATTAAAATAACTTATTTTTTCAGAACTTCGAATAAAATTACAATCTAAAAACACAACTAGTTCAGGATCAATCCACTCTAAAAACATAGGAATTTTGCTAGCGTATACTAAAGCACCTGTTGATAGAGCTTCATATAAATAATGTCCCCATCCTTCATAATAACTAGGACATAAATGTATAAAGTTTCTGTTAAACTCTAAATTCATAGCCTCCTCAGTAATAAAGTCTTTAATGTAATTAAAATTAGGAGTATTGCATATCTTATCTAATGTACATCCTCCTCTGCTTTCTATAATAGTAATAGGTAAGTTATTATCAGACGGTATAAACGTATCTAAAATACATTCCGTCCCTTTTTGAGAGCTCTTACCTAAAGCATGAATAAATTTATTTTCTTTTTTAATTGTAGAATTAAATCTATCTTTAGAAATAAAACCACAATTAATTACATTTTTATTATATGGGGATATTAATTGTTTTGCAAAAGAAGATTTAGTTATGATTTTATCAAAATGTTTTAGAGTAGAAAGTTTTGGAGATTGTAACCATTCTTCATTAGCTATCAAAATGTTTGTTTTATTTCGAGACAACCATTGTATATCATATTCTTGAAAGAAAATACCTACATCATAATCAGCAAAGACTGGAGGAGATTCGTTGCCCGGTAATGGTATGTGCTGTTGAGTGTAGTTAATATCTATATCATACTCATCGAACAATAGATCTTGAATTAAAGAAACATCAGCTACTAAACCAACTCCTGAATTTGCTGCATAAAAACAAGCGGAGCGTTTTTGCATAAGAAATACTACCTCAAAAGATTTTCTTTATAACCAAGCATTTGCCATTCTTTAGTATCAGCTTCCCAATATACTACAATACCGATCGGGAGCTCTGCTGTATCGACAAACTCATCATCAACAATACCTTTTTTAAACTTTGCAGTCTCAACTAAGAAAACTTTCTCTTTAAAATACACTGCGCGAGTTTTTCTTTTGTATTTGTTTTCGTATGCCTCTTTATCAGAAAGCTTAGTCCAGTCCCAAGTTAGCGGATTCCAAAAAAGGGTTAGATTGTCTTTAACTTTTGCTTGTTGAGTTTTAACTCCAAGGAACTGTATCTCCTCTACTGCCTTAGTACCTGGCTTATACTCGACACCATTGAAATATATGTCCATATCTATAATTAATTATACATGTCTGATGATCTTTCAACTAGGTTTTGTGAACACCCATGGACGTTTCTAGAAATACAAGATAAAGGGTTATATAATTGCTGTCCAAGGTGGGTAAACCATAACCGAATTGGAGATTTAACTCCAACTTTAGATTTTTACGAAGAGTGGAACAGTAAAAGAAGTAAAGCTTTTCGTCAAAGTATTTTAGATGGTACTTTTAGTTTGTGTAATTCAGAAGAATGCCCTAAAATAC